GGCCGCAATTTTGCCATTGTCGGCAATGGGGCCGGATGTATAGCAAGCCTCACACGCAATATGAAAATGCACGTCCTGGTTTTCGTCCGCGTTGATAGTACAGACAAGGCATTCCACGTTATCGCTCCCGCACGCGGGGCACGGCTTCAATTGTTCAGGCATGGTTGGTGCTCCTTTAATGACAAGAAACCTTCATCGGAAATGAAGCAGGAAGGTATCTGACACTCCATGTCGTCGTAGGTGATACGAATCTCCCTACCTCTGACTGCCCTTATAGTGACCGTCCTGCCAGACGGGATGCACAACGCTTTTTGGCCTTCTGTAAATTGCGGTATCCTGCGTATTACGGCCATCACTCCCCCTCGCCCGCAGTCACGGCATGACGCTTGTTCCACGTCTGCACTGCCCATGTGCGCGACCGACTGTTTCCTCGATACTTTACGGGCTTGCATTTACAAGCGTCATTCGGGCAGAAAATCTGCCAAATTTCATCCCCAAGTAGGTTGTGACCGATGTCTGTAACCATCGCAGGAGAGCCACACTTGCGGCAGGGTTTTAATGGCGGATTCATATTATCTCCGATTCAGCCACGGCGCGGCGGGCGGCTTCTTGCCAACATTGGGCGCGCGTTTTATCGCAGTCATCATCATCTGGCCCGGTGGGGCGGTGCAGCCCGAACGGGCAGCTATCGTAAGCACACGGACGGTCTGCGGCATTTTCAGCCAGCCAACCCCGTTCCGCCCGCAGCCGCTCATTTTCCTCTCTGGCGTGCTGCAACTGTGACTCAAGCTCTTCGCTGTAAACTTCTTCTTTGAGCAGGGCTTTTTCGGCGGCTTCCAGGGCGGTGAGTAGGCGTAACGCCATTTCTGCGCACCCATGCCTGAATCCTTTCTTTTCCACATCACGCTTTCGCAGCGTAAGCCATTCCCGCCATGCCGCCCGCTCTTCCGGCGTGATCGTGGTTGTGTCACTCATGGCGGGCCTCCTGGGCTGCTAATTTTCGGATGTGCTTTTGCGGAGCTTTCTTGAGAAAAAAGTTCCGCATTGGGCAATCAGCAAGAAAACAGGGCCCAAACACAGATGGGCATCCTCCAGAGAAAACCCATATTCCCCAGCCACGACTCTTTGCTTCAGCATGCCAATGCTCAGGCGGTTTACGACCGCAGCGAGGGGATATGTCACGAAGCGTCTCTACCCGAAGTGCATTTTGTTGGAGGCTATCGAGTGTAAAAAGGGAGGGATCAGAAATTCTGTCAGAACAATACTTTTGACAGCTTTGCAAATACTCAAGTGCGGCTGGCGTCAGTTGCTTGCTCATAAAAACTCCCCGCGTTGTCGGTATGCGCGGCCCACCTGGGAGGATGTATGGCTGAGAAATAAAAAAGCCGCCTCAGTGGGCGGCGGTTGCACAAATATGGCCCGCGTATCGCCCCACGGGCAGGGGTTGGGGGTTACTAGCCGTTTGCTTTGGCGCAGGACACCTTGCGAAAATCCTTGAGCAGCTTTTCCAGCACAAAGGTTTCTTTACGCGCACGGGCAGCCGCAGCCTTCCAGCCGCGCTTTTCGCTGGCAGCGTCTTTAAGCTCACGTTCGAGGTTGGCCCATGCCGCATGAATGCTATTGATGTTCTGTTGCATGTAGTATTTTGCCCGCCTACGAACCGGGCGGGCGCGGGTTGGGGGTTTCTACCGTGATTCACTCCACAATCTCAGGCGACACCATCCAGATGCCGCCTGTCGTATGGGGTGAGGGAGAGGGGGTCACAGTTTGTTAAACAGCCCGCATCCGCAAATGGGGCACTTCTTCTTTTTACTGACCGTCCCGCACTTTTTACAGGCGCGGGACGGCTTACCGTCGCTGAGTCGTTCACCCTTGCAACTTGCATAGATGCGGGCAAAATTCTTTGACTTACGCTTGCCCGTAAATTCAGGGCGGTTCGGGTTGTCGCAACCGCTCATTGAATGGCGGCCTCTGTTGTCGGCGCCTCCACGGCCACGGGCGGCTGATCTGCCGGCACATCTTCAACCGGTGCTTTTTCCGTGTTCACGCCGTCCGTGATCCAGTTATCATCACTGGCGCCGCCTGCTGCTTCCGGGTTGAGTATGCACGTACTGCACGGGGGCATGTTGACGGACATGCTTTTGTAATTGCAGGTGGGGCATTCACGGCGCGGCGCCCAATTATCCAGGCCGCCGTCAACAGTCTGCACACAGTTGGCGCACTCGTCGGCCTGTGAGCCGTCTTCGGCGTTGTCGATGTGTGCGCAGTTAACGCAGGTATGCCCCCAGGCCTGCGGTGTCGGTCCGGCCCTGTGGCGCGGATCTTCGCCAAGCGGAGCGGAATACCCCTTGCTGCTGGACGGCGGCCCATCAAACAGAGTGGGGCGGCGCTCGTCGGGCGTCATGGGGCGGCGCATGATTTCTTCTGCTGCTTCGTCGGCGGTGACGTAGACAAGTTCGCCGGAATCAAAGTCTTGATACACGTCGCACAGCACGTCTTGCGGCTCAGTCTTGCCCCTGCGGAATTCAGCAGCGGCTTTGCTCAACCGCTTTTGTTCTGCATCAATCTTTGCCTTGTATTCCTTGCGTGTATCGGCAAGCTCATCTTCGAGCATATCAACCCTGGCCTGTGCTGCGGCCATTTCCTTGCCCAGGGCGATCTTGTCTTCATCGGACAGTGGGAATGCCTTGGTGTATGTATCGCGTTTGAGCCAATGGACATCATGCTTGCGCCACGCTCCCGGTGCACTATCGGTTGCTTCTTCGCCCTGGGCTTCGTCGGGACAGAGGTCGGTTGGTTCAATTGCGCTGACCAGTACATTGCACAAGAGCGTGTCACCGATGTTCAAGCTGTCAGCATCGTGCGTGAAATCAGTCGTGGCCAGGTCAGCCGTATTGCCGTGGCGATCTTCAACAGTGGCCGCTTCACCGTCCTCGGTGATTGCATGTATAGTAAGGGTGATGGATACGGTGGACTGAGAGGCAGGCTCTGACGCGGCTTCTTCTCCTTCACCGTAAGCCTTTATATACCCCTGTCCGTCCACAAGTCCTTTGTCTTCGGCCAACCAGTCGGGCAGCGCCACTTCAACATTTATGTCGCCGCGGTCCCCGGCGTATTCGATCTGGCTCTTGGCCAACCAGGCTTCATCACCATTGCACACAAGCAAGATGGCGTCTTCCGTTTCTTGTATAATGTCGCCGTAGACCGTGAACATTTCCGGTTCAGGCTGAGGCAGCGCTTTCTTTCTGGCCATGTTGATCTCCTAAAAAAGGTGCCCGCGACGCATGGGAACGCCGCGGGCTTGTGGAGGGTAGGGAGGGGAAATTACGCGCGCGAGGGGCAACCGTCGCGTTCAGGGCAATAGAAACAGTCTTCATCGGGGACGGGCGCGTTATCCTTACGGGGGCAGGGGAAGGTGCTTTCGCCGGGGGCGGCATGGGCATGGGCTTAGGCTTTGCCTGCCTTGGATTTTGTCGGAGGCGTTTCATCCGGCGCGATCTCTTTCTGCGTAACCTCGCCCGTGGCCAAGTCGATCACTTCATCCTGCTTGCCCAGTGATTGCCTGATGCTATCGGTTGTAACGCTGTAAGTGCCGTTTTCACTTGGCTCAAGATCAAAGGTGTCTTTAACCTCTTCCGCAGTTTGCAGACCCATAGCGATTTCAGGCGCGTAGGCCCTGACGAACCAGGCCGCAGCCCGGTAGCGCAACATCAATTCCGGCATGGTCTGCCACTTGCTGCCGTTCTTGCCATACCAGCCCTCCTTTTTGGCAAGACCGATAGTGATAAGCGGGCCTTCGAGCTTTTCCTTGGTCGCCAGTTCTGTGGCTACGGCCTTGCAGCCCCATTCGTCTGTACCTTGCTTGCCCTGGAACTCATACCGAATGGCAGAAAACCGCCCGCACTGGTTCATGGTGGCGATAAGGAATTGCGCCGACCACGCTGGGCGGCCATGGACGATATAGAGATTCTGACAAACCATCAGGGGATTGGCTCCCATGCGCAGAGCCATATCCACGGCGATCACACAGTTCGGCAGATTATTTTGAAACTGCGTCGGCACGATATTAGAACTCGCGAACAGCTTCGCGGTGCGCTGGATAAGATCGAACCCGCCCACTGTATCGAACCCGGCACGGATGGCCGGGTCAATGGGCTTGGCTGCTCCGCGTAATTCAGCGAGACTTGTTGTCTGTGCTTGTGACATATTACTTCCTCCACCGGCACACATTGAAAGCCGGGCAGTATTTGGGATTGCAGAGTTGAGAGCGAGGGTTGCCGAAAAAACGTCCGGAATGCAGCATGTCAGCGGCCATCTGTAGCAGGCCGGGAGAGTATTCATCACCCACAAGCAGTTCACGCGCGCCGGTTATTGTACCGATGCCAGCCCGGCGGCCTTTCTCGGTTTTTGCAACCTGAAGGCCGATGATTTGTGCAGGGGCCTCAATAACACGCCCCAATGCATGCCCGGCCATCAGTTCATACACGGCAATCTGAGCGGCATGCCCAGCTGTTTTAACTGTACCGTCAGCAGCCACAGCCGTGCGGCCGGTCTTGATGTCTGCAATACCGTATCCATTATCTGTAAATGTCACACGGTCGGTTGTTCCAGTGAGCGCGATACCGATATCGGGAATTTTAAGCTCGGTGCATTTGGCCTCAACCGCCACATACTGCTGCTTGGGGGCGATTTCTTGGCAGTACCTTTTATGCAGCGCTATGCCGATAACCTCAGCTTCGCCGGGGCTGTCTTCCCCCCAGTCAACGTCTTCTTCTGGCTTGTGGACTGCATCGACCACCGCGCCCGCAGCTTCATCCGCTGTCACGGGATTGCCGTCAAGGCGGCTGCTATCAAACAGCGCAGTTCCGGCATGCACTGCCGTGCCAAGCTGCGCGGCGCCGCTGCGGGGCTGGCGCATGCCTTTAACGTATTTCGCTTCCCATCGTGCCGGGCAATCAAAAAGCTCCGGCAGGGAGGATGCGCGGATAGTGATCATGTTCATCATTCCCGCTCCATCTGTATTTTCTTTGCCGCCTCGGCATATGCCGCGTGTTGTTCAGGGCCGTCCAGACCGCCAACAAGGGCGAAAAGCAAAAGCGCGGCCAGAGCCAAAGCCCAGCCGCGCCAGTTGCTCACAGGGTTAAGGTCTCGCCACATGTCAGCCCCCTAGCAGTCTATTGCAGATCGCCAGCGCCAGAGGGACAAGCCCGGCTGCGGACACCGCGCGCAGCCAATCACCGAGATACGCGAGTCGAACACTAAGCATATCCACTCCCCAAGGTTTCCGGAAAATCCAGCCCGGGCTGGACACCGAATGTTCCACAGCACGCCGGGCTTGCCAGTTCATCAAGATAATCTGAACACGGCTCGAATTCATCCGCGTGATTATCGCAGCGGCCCGTTGCCGCCGTGAGAGTCACAGACACGCCCGCGTCGGCTTCAACCGCGCCGCGAGTGCAGGGGCACACGGAAAGCTCACCGCGCCGGATGCCGTTGCGGTCATACACGGGAACCACCATGACTTCAGGGCGATCCCAGAATCGGCAATTGCCGCAGATTCTTTCCGAAGAGAGAATTTCAAGGTCATCGTCCTCGTCCTCATGCGTGTAAAGTTCTTCGCTCATAGCGGCCCCCGTAAAAGTTGAGGCCAGGGGTAAATCCCCGGCCTGTATGTAAACCGACTGATGTCGGGAGATGTAAAAGCCGGGCGCCCAATGCGCCCGGCCCTGCGCAGCCACGGGGAACAGGTAAGGCGTGGTGCGCTTGCCAATTTGAACTTCTCCATTCCCGCCGGCAACCTTTTTCCCATCGTTGGGAATATGGTTGCCAGCGGTCAAAAGAAATTCAGTCCCCTTCGCAGCCCAAGGCCCTGGAAGCAAGCGCCCGTCGTTTTTCAGCGGGTGTCGCGTTTTCCAGGCCAAGAGATCGCCAGAAATCAAGGTTGATGCGGTCTTGTTCGTGTAAATCCAGATCACTCTCAGTATCGCGCCACATTACATCGTACATAACGCCCTCCACATTGTTGTAAATTCTGCTCCAATCCCTGCCCACGTCACCGAGGGCAGGTCAGAAACAAAATTTGCTGTATTCATCAGTTTCACGGCCCGCTCAAAATGTCGTAACCGTGAGGGTTTGTTGGTCGGCTCACCCTAACCGTCGCTCCGGTGCGCTATGCGCTGCGGCCTTATTTTCAGCCGTTTTTCCGTCCCGCCCACCCTGTGGGGCTTTTACTTTCCTCAGCCTTCCCTGTGCTTCGTTTGCCTTCCCGCTCCCGTGGGCTTGCGGCTGTCCTGCACCCGGTACTTGTGGCCTTCCCTTCGCTCTCCCGGCTTGTGCTACTTTCGCCCGTGGGCTGTGTTCGCGCTGGTAGTGCGTTGGTGAAGACAATCTATGTTTTTTATCATAATTCGTCAACTAAAATTGATAAAAAACATAGAAGCGGATAAAACAAAAACACCCGCAGTTCAGCGGGCACAAAAAAGCCCCTCAGTGAGGGGCGGGGAGATAGTGATAATATGGAACTAAACAGAACTGCTACAAGCCCAGCTAGGGACGAAACGTATCTCTTGGCAGAGCAGCTTTACAATCTTTGCCGTGGCCACAAGCTTGGCGAAATCCGCGCCGCCGTTGAAAGGCTTCAGTGGTGGATCGGGGAAGAGGCTATTATCCCCTCTCAGGGAACCGCATTGGCTGATGTCCCTCAACAATGTGGGTAAGTATGTGGCCAAAAACCATGTATGCCCTGTCGGCCGATGCCCTTGCGGCATCCTGATGAGACCATTTCCCGGGGAGCGGGCCAAAACCGCTGTGGCTCATGGCAGCTTGTGTCAGCTTCGCGGCAAGGTCAATCTTCTCGGCCTCTGTTAAACTGGAAAGCATTTCAGTGACACTCATAATATTTCTCCTGCTAAAAGTTGGTGGTACTTCTTGATAGCAGGAGGCCCGGCTCTGGGGCAACTTGGAGCCGGGCGCAAAAAGCTCCCTGAAGGGGGCGGGAAGGGACGGGATGTTTGGAAATTTTTCTAGTGGAGAAAAACCAGAGCTATTTATTATTGTGGGGCTGGTGCTGGTTCTAGGTATACTCGTAGCTCTGCCATTTTGGGTGTATTGGATGTGGCAAGCGAGGCCTGATGCAGCCCAACGGCAAACGCAAACAAGGATAGAGCAGCCGCGCCAATCGCAGCAATGCGCAGAATTTTTGAAATCTTCTCGCATCGTTTTGCGCGTTGAACAGATTGATTGAACTTTTCAAGTTCTTCTTTGCCCTTAGCGTGCATGTGCAGTGCATATTGCCAAGAACCGGTAATTGCCCATTGCGTGAGATATGTCAGACACGATGCACAAACAGACAACGCAGCTCCAATGCCAAATATCATAGCACAAAAATATAAATCTGTTGATTTTGCATAGACGATGGGAATAACCGCAGCGCCATTCAACAGCATTGTTCCACGCAATGCCATTTTTGAGAAATCAATCATGGCATTGTTGCTATCCCTATATTGGTCAAGAATAGCCTGATTGCGTTGCTTTAATAATTCGTCGTCTAAATTGCCCACCATTCCCCCTCACTGCTTAATTTTTGTAGGCAGAGCCTTCAACACAACTGCCAAATCCATACCACCTTACCCTTGACTATTTCCTCGTATCCCTCGAATGGCAGCGGAATGGGTTGGTAAACTTTATTGTCTGAGTGCAGTTCGATTGAGCCGCTTGCCCCCATGCGGATGCGTTTTATAACACGCCCGAACGGCGGCATATTAACAAGATAAATGCCGCCCTCAGAAATGTTCCCTGAGAATGGCACAACACCAACGTAAGAACCTTTCATTATAGTTGGTTCCATACTGTCCCCATCAACGCAGAATGCAGCTACATCTGGCAAGTTGTATTGTGGCAGCACTTGGATAAGGGTTTCGGGTTCGCCGGTGAAAAGCTCTGTCGCTGCTCCGGCCCCAGTCGTCCCATACACAGGGACTGTGGGCAAGGCTTCGCCTTCTACCAGTTCGGTAGGCGCATTGCTGCCTGGTCGACGAATTGTCGGCGAATCGTCGCCACTCCTTGGGAAGTGAATTCTTCCGCCTAAAAAGTTTGTTATCTTGATAGCATTGCTTGCAGTTAACCCCTGTCCTTCATTGATAAATCTAGACAAAGATGCCTGCTGTACTCCAGTCTGACGATATATTTCAGCTTGGGACTTGCCGGATCGTTTTATGGCTTCGCGCAGAAGGGTATAAAAATCGTTTTCCATTACTCCAATGTGCCAACTTTTATGACGCCTGTCATAATGTTTGTTGTCATTGAATGATTGCATTTCAATGTTTTTTATCATAGCATCGCCCCATGAACATTCAAAAATTTCGACACGACCTTTTGGATCGGATGCATGCGACCGGTAAAAGCCAGTCATGCCTGAGCGTAGAGTGTGGCGTTCAGCAAGCGAGCCTTTCGAGGTTTCTGTCCGGAAATAATGGGTTGAATGGTGATGCGGTTCTCAAGCTCTGGCCCTTCGTCTACGGCGAACCACCTACAACACCCCCTGCCACGCCACACGAACCTGCGCAGGCCCGACCGTGAGCAACGCTGCTGCCCGCGCCACGGCCATTTCAACTGCGGCGGCCTCGTCAATGTCTGCCGGGTAGCTGCGGTACAGAGGCTTAAGGAGGGCAGGGGAGAGGATTGTCACGAGCAGGTGGCCCTGCTTCGGTGTGATGTATGCGCGGAAGATTAACGGCTCTGGTTTTGCCATGAAAACAGATTACGGCCCGGAGCGGCTGGAAGGAATTACAATATGAGAGAGCAGTTACAGAGGATTACGTCCCTTCTGGCTCAAGCGTGCGCCACCTATCCGGGCGGCAAGCGCGGAGTTTTTAAGGCCATTGAGCACGAAGAGGGCAAGGGGCTGTCCGAATCCAGCCTTTACACAGCGCTGAATGCAAACCCTACGGCGCCGGACACGCTGAAAGTGTCGCAACTGGTGAACGTCATGCGCGTAACCGCGGATGTTGCACCGCTGCGCTATCTTGCGGCCATGTTCGGCTATTCCATTGTGTCATACGAGGCCGAGGCCCCGGATGCCCCTACCGCTGAGGGTGAAATGCTCCAGGACTTCCCGGCGGTGGTGCGGTTTCATGAGGTCGGCCAGCGGTATCTGGATGGCAAGGCGTGCGCTGCTGAGTTGCTGCAGGCGCAGGAAATGGCATTGGCTGAATTACGGCAGACGACAGCAAAGGTCATCGAGGAGGGGAAATAGTCATGGATTCATCGCTCAACCCTCGTAACGCGGTTCGGGCCATCACCCTGCGCCGCCCATATGCAATCGTGTATTGCGCGCTGGATCGTGGCGAATGGATTGTGCAGCCCCGGGAAGTCGCCGGCTCGTTTCGGCTCTCAAAAACAGAGTTCAGGATGCGTTACTGCCTCGAATCGGACTGCCCGCCAAAAATCAAGGTTCTGTTTGAGGGCATACCAACATTCATGCAGTGGCGGATGGCATTAAGAGCTGGTGGAGGCAGATAATGGAATGGCTTCGCTGGTATCATGGCGCAATCTCTGACGATAAATGGCCACTCATCGCTCGCAAGTCTGGGCAGCCTGTCGCCATTGTCATCGCCATATGGGCTGCACTGCTCGAATGCGCCTCACAGGCCGACGACAGGGGCAGCATTGATGCTTTTGACCCTGAGAGCGTGGATGCCCTGTTGCAATTGGAGGATGGCACATCGCAGGCCGTTGTCGACGCCCTCTCCAGCGGTAAGCGCCCACGCATTGCAGGTGGACACATAGTCAACTGGTCAAAGCGGCAGCCTGTGCGGGAAGATGGCAGCGCTGAACGCGCCCGCGAGTGGCGCGAACGCAAGAAGAAGGAAAAATCTGCCTGCCCTGAAGAACCGAACGCAGGCCGAACGCAGACCGAACGCACTGCGAACGCAGGCCGAACGCAAACGAACACAGATAAGATAAGAGAAGATAAGAAAAGAGAAGAGAAGAATATATATCCTGTGAGTAGTCTTGAGAACGAAGATAGCGCGCGCGTTGAAGCCTGCGCAGCGGATATAAACCCTGCTGGCACTGTTCCCACTGAGCCGAGCATTGATTTTCAGGAGCTACGGCAATTCTGGGATGAGCATTTCAGGCCTGAAGCCCCGCTGGCCGGATTCACGGAATACAAGCAACTCAGGGCAGCCAAGGCGTATCCCGGTGACTCTCGGATTTACGAAGACCTCAAGGCCCGCATTGATTGCCAGTTCTGGGATCAGGGCTTTGCGCCGGGCCTTGCAAAATATCTACGGGAACGAGCATGGCTCAGGCCGCCGTCTGCTACGTCGAGGGCTTCTCCTGCCGCAAACGCGAAACATGAATCACAGGCCGACAGAGCTGCACGGCTCACATACGAAGCCGGAATGAGCGTGCTGGCTGAAATGGAACAGCGAGGGCTAAACGGCGGGAGGGCATTAAATGCGCGATGAAAACAAAGAAAAGCTGGCCGCCATCATGGCGCTTTCAGCGAATTTCGGAAAGGAATTTTCCACGGCTCTCCTGAAAATCTGGCTTGAGTTGTTGGAAGAATATCCCGCCGATGTCGTCAACGCAGGTGTTCGTGCTGTGATCGTGCAATACAAGTACAAGACGATTCCGCCATTTGCGGTGTTGCGCGAGGCCATGGAAAGAATCGCTGGCATTATCCCGCAGGAAGAATCGCTGGACATCGCGGCAGCCGCCGAATGGAACAAGCTCGTTGACGACATCGGCCGCCGTGGTCGCTACAACTGCCCGCAGTTTTGCCCCACAACGTCCTACGTTTTGCGCGGTATGGGTGGATGGGACGCCGCCTGCTCATGGGATACAGACAAGCTGGAATGGCGGCGCAGGGAATTTATCGAGGCATGGAGGCAGTCCCACGGCAGGGAAGAGGCAATGATGCTCGGCAGTGAGGGCATTAAGGCGCTTGTGGGTGGGCCTGAATCGTCTCGCGCCGTCCTAAACCGCGTACTGGAAATCACGCAGTAGGGGGGGGTATGAAACTTGTCGTCAGAATCGTTCCCAAAGCCCAGATGCGCGCCCGGCACGGCGTGGTAAATGGCTTTTCGCGCACGTACAAGGACAAGCGCCAAGCTGCCGAAGAAGAGGCGCTGATGGCCTTGCTCGGCCCGTACCAGCCAGCACAGCCATTTCAGGGGCAACTGCTCCTGGGCGTGAAGGCCTTCCTGCCGATACCGAAGAGCAAGCCGTCATGGTTTACAGGTAAGCCCAAAGAATTCCAGACCCTGGCTCGAAAAGGCGTTGTGCGCCCAACCACAAAGCCCGACCTGGACAATTTGCTGAAGCACGTCAAGGACTGCCTGTCGAAACTGCGATTTTGGGAAGATGACAAGCTGGTTGTGGGCTACCTGCCACATACCGGAAAATACTACTCAGACGAACCGCGCTGGGAGATTGAAATTCTGGAGTGTCCACATGTTTGATTACACATATCCCGACATGGTGGTGGTCGAGGCAGAGCCGCGGCAGCCAAGAAGGCTCGTCGGCGTTGGCGTCGGTTTTGAGCGCACCCGCAGGATCACCGGATATCTCGTGGGCGATCTGGACAGGTTCAACAACGCCAAGCGGGCAGAGGAACGGGATCGGGTAAAGCATGGGTTGGGAGGGACGTGTGGGCAAAGATAAGCTTGAGGGATGGGCGCAGATCGAGTGCTACCTGGGCATATCACGCAATACAATCTTGGCGCGCGGGTATCCCATTCGGAAGGATGGTGGAGTGTTTGCGTACAAGCCAGAACTCGACAAACACGGAAAAAGCAAGCCCATAAAAAAGCCTTCTGACAATCTTTCACAATCTTTGACGGTTTTTGACAATCTTTGACATAGGGTATTGCTTGGCTTTCGCGTTACGCTTCTACCCAAACAGGAGCGTATGCCGTGCCCAACAATTTCAGCATTGCACACAAATTTACTGCCAAGTGGGAAGGTGGGGAGTCCGACCATCCCGACGACGGCGGTGGGCTGACCAAGTACGGCGTCAGTCTCAAATTTCTCGGCGGCCTGTCTGGCACGCAATCAAACCGCGACGTACTGGAGCGTATGGGCATCAGACTGCCTATCACGCGCCAGGTCATTTACGATCTGACCAGGGATCAGGCCGCGTCGCTGTTCCGTTGGCAGTTCTGGGACAAGCTCAGGCTCGGTCTCATTCCTCTGCGCCCTGCCGTGGTGCTCTATGACGCCGCAGTCAACAGCGGCCCCGCCCAATCCGTCAAGCTCGCCCAGCGCGGCTACAACCGCTGCGTAGCCTACGGCCAGCCGCTGGTCGTGGACGGCATCATGGGACCGGCCACCCGCGCCGCAATGCAACTCGCCGACACCGATAAATGTCTTTCCGCCATGCTCGACGCGCGCGAAAAATTCTTCCAGACCATCGTGGACAATAACCCCAGCCAGCAGGTTTTTTTGCGCGGCTGGATCAACCGCGTGGACGATCTGCGGCGCTACGTGCGGGGGCTGTGATGCGATGGCTGGCCGCTCTCGCCATTCTTTGCACGGTGTCTCTGCTTGCCAATGGCTTCATGATTTGGCGGCTGTCGAACGCTGGTGACGAAATTGAACGTCTTGAATCCACGGTCACAAATCTTCGCGCTGCCCGTCAGGCTGACAGCTTGGCACAGTCGCTGCGAGACAAGCTTTATCGGGAGGCACACGAAAATGCCCAGACGAAATATGACGCCATCAATGGCGTATCGGATGATCTTCCTGATGGCGCTTGGCTTGATGCTTTGCGTCGCGGGCTGCGCTCCAAGGGTGGAAACGGTAGTTCTGACGCCGCCGGAAAGCCTGATGCAGCCAACGCAACACCCGGAGCTACCGGAGGCGCTGATGCGCACCGATAATCTGCGTGAATACTCCAAGGCTGCCACGCTGGCCATTGCCCGCTACAGCGAAGCTCTGGACAGGAGCAACGCTGACAAGGCGGGAATATTTGCGTGGAGCAAGGCGGTCAATACGGAGATGCCTCGATGATCCAGCACAACGTCGGGCCAGTGGACGGCCTCGCCTACTACACGCAAAGCCTGCTTGCATGGTGGCCGCAAAAGGTCGCTATCAGCGCCGTGGTTGGTGGTTGCACTCAGTTCTTTGGTGGGGACGTGGTTCTGGTGTGGATGGTCTGTGCCATGTGGGCAGCAGACTTTGCCTTTGGATTGACGGAGGCCTTGCGCCGAGGGCGCTTTAGCTGCCGCCTGTTCGGGCGTGGTGTGCTCAAGTTGCCCACATACTGCCTTTATCTTGCCTTGGTTGGTGCAGTCAGCGTCAGTCTTTCCCGCGCTATGGGCATCAGTCTTCCCCTCCTTGATATGTTCTGCGCCTACCTCCTTGCTACCGATGCCGTTTCTGTCATGGGGCACATGATCCGCCTGGGGCTGCCTGTGCCGCGTGCTTTGCGGCGCGTCATTCTTCGAGGGCAAGCGAAAATACAGCGCAGTGTGGAAACACTGTTTGACGATCATGGCGGTCAGTGATGGCAGCAAAAGTGACAAAAAAAGTGACACCTAAAAAGGAGGATGTCTTTTTACTCGCTCTAGCCGAGAGCGGCAATGTTACTCGCGCCGCCAAGAAAGCCAAGATGAATCGGACGCAGCTCTACAATAAGCGCAAGGCAGACCCAGCCTTTGCAAAGGTTTGGGACGAAGCTGAAGCCCTTGGCGTGTCGGCCCTGGAAGACGAGGCGCGCCGCCGTGCATATGACGGCTGGCTTGAGCCTGTTTTCCATAAGGGCGTGAAGGTCGGCACTGTTCGCAAGTTTTCCGACACGCTGTTGATCGTGCTGCTTAAGGCTCACAAGCCGGAAAAGTACCGGGAGAATATCAAGATGGATAGCCAAATTTCCGGTGATGTCTCAGTGTGCCACGAAGTAAGCCCGGCCATATCCGGACTGCTTAACCGCCTGTCAGAAGGAAAGAAGAAGTCATGACCCGGCAAGAAGCACACGCAACATACGCCCATGCCAGTTCCGCAGAGGATTTGCGGGCGCTCTGCTGTGGTGACCTTTTCTTTCTCCTGGTGTGCGCCATGGGCCGCGACGATATGGACAACGATTTTTGCTATGACCGTTGCCGGGAGGTGCAGGCCAGCCCCGACGGCCATTTGGACCTCTGGGCGCGTGAGCACTACAAGAGCACCATCATCACTGTTGGCCTGACAATTCAGGATGTTCTGCGCAACCCTGGAATGACCATCGGCATATTCAGCCACACGCGGCCCATTGCCAAGGCCTTTCTGCGGCAGATCAAGCGCGAGTTTGAGACAAACCAGCTTCTTCAGGAGCTTTTTCCCCACATCCGCCCCCCTGGGCGTGGAGAGAACCGCACATGGAGCGAAGACGCGGGCATTGTTGTTCGCCGCACCAATAATCCCAAGGAAAACACATTGGAAGCCTGGGGGCTGGTGGACGGACAGCCCACATCAAAGCATTTCGATCTGCTCATTTATGACGACGTTGTAACCCTGGAGTCGGTCAGTACTCCTGAGCAGATCACCAAGACAACGGAAGCCTGGCGGTTGTCCCTGAACCTTGGCGCGCGCGGCGGTGTCCGCCGCATGATCGGTACCCGTTACCATGCCAATGACACGTATGACGCCCTATTACGGCAAGGGTCGGTAAAGCCTCGCATCTATGCGGCCACCGAAGACGGTACTTTTGAGGGTGCTCCCGTTTTGCTTTCGCGCGAACTGCTGGACGAGAAACGCCGGGATATGGGGCCGTATGTCTTCGCCTGCCAGATGCTGCAAAATCCTCTGGCCGACAAGGCCCAGGGCTTCAAGGCAGAATGGCTGCGCTACTGGCAGAGTCAGCAGGACCACTGGCAGGGCATGAACCGGGCCATATTCGTCGATCCGGCCAGCAGCAAGAAAAAGGGCAGTGACTATACCGTCATGGCCGTTGTCGGCTGGAACGCCGACGGCAGCCTGTATCTCATCTATGGTTCCCGCGCGCGCCTCAATCTCACGGAGCGCACCAAACGCCTGTTCGATCTGGTGCGCCAGTACAAGCCCTCGTGTGTGTACTACGAAAAGTACGGCATGCAGTCAGATATAGAGCACATTGACGATGTCATGCAGCGCGACAGCTTCCATTTCAACATTCAAGAGATAGGCGGCAGCACTGCCAAGGTCGACCGCATTCGCCGCCTGATTCCGTGGTTCGAGCAGGGCCGCTTTTTTCTGCCCATCGTTTCCAATTTTGTGGATGAAGAAGGCACGGTCAGAAACTTCACGCCCATCTTTGTGGAAGAGGAATACGGATCCTTCCCCGTCTGCGCTCATGACGACATGCTGGACTGCATCTCCCGCGCCGTTGACCCGCAGGTGGGCATGGAGTTTCCCGAGTCCGTTGACAGCCGCACTCCGGTTGAAAAAGAACTCGCCCGCCAGCAGGAGGCGCAGCGCCTTATTGCCGAACAGACTTCCGGCAACACCTACGGCCTGCTCTACGGCTATAACCCGGAGGGGCCGCAATGGTGACCTACACATTTGTTGAGGCCCAAAGCCCGGAGCAGCGTCGCCTGCCGTGGGACCAGATGCAGGCTGAAAACCTGATCCACGCCGTGCTCTGGCACAAGGGCGAACCCACTTTTGTGGACTGGCTGGCCAGCATTAACCCGGCCCATGCCATTTGTGGTCTGGGCTACAGCGGTGAAACTCTCGCCGGGGCCGTGTGGGTCAGTCCGGTCATGGGCCTGTGCGGCTGCATCCACTTCTGTATTTTCGAGTCTGCCAGGGCTGATTGGCGTAATCTGGGCAGTCAGGCTATCGCCTGGCTTTTCGATCTGCGCCCCTTCGCCTCCCTGGCCGCAATCTTTCCCGCAAACTATGGACATGTGGCCCGCGCAGCCAAGGCATGGGGATTCAGTTTTTCTCCCCTGCGTTTGCCGATGGCCTGTCATATGCCCACGAAAACCAACCCCTCCCGCTGCCGCGACGCCATTGTGGCAACCCTGCGGCGTGAAGATGTTGTGAGGTAACTATGGGCGGTGTAATCAGTTCTATTTTTGGTGGTGGGGCGTCGGCCCCGTCGCCTGTGGTGTACGAGGCAGAAGCAGCGCCCCGCGAAGTTGAGCATGAAGCCGAGGCCACCAACGTGCGCGACGACGAACAGCGCAAAATCCGCGCCCGCAGGCAAATGGGCGGCACGTTGCTCACGTCTCCCCTGGGTACGGTGGGCAGTGTTGGCAGTTCCGGCGCATCCCTACTTGGCCGCAGCTCGTAGGTAGTAGCCATGCCAGCCATGACACTTAAACAAGCCAGGCAATTGGTGAGCCACCTTGAAGGGCTGCGCAACAAGCGTCTGCCGCAATGGCAGGAGCTTGGCCGCCTTCTGTTGCCATCGCGCGGACTGTTCAAAGGTGAAGAGCGCGAAGGCCTGCGCGAGAGCAGGTTGTTCAACAACGCTGGTCAGCGCGCCCTGGGCAAGGCCGCCGCCGGCATGACCCAGGCCATAACCCCGGCGTCGTCTCCGTGGTTCCGCCATGCCTTCATGCTGCGTGACGACCGCGAGGCCACGGGCGGCAATGAATATGTGGACACCGTGGACACCCGTATCCGCGCCATTCTTGCCGCAGGTGGATTTTATCAGGCCATACATGCGTTCAACCGTGAACTGCTCGGCTTCGGCTGCGCCCTCCTGTACTGCGAAGACAGCATGAAAAGCATTGCCCGCTTTGATTGCCAGACCTGCGGTACATACTGTGTCGCCGTTGACGCTGACCGTAACCTTTCCTGCGTCACTCGCCGGCTCACCATGACGCCAACCGACATGGCGGAACGCTTCGGCAAAGGCAAGCTGTGCAGTGCCACAGTGTCAAAGCTTGAAACCAAGCCATATGACCCCATCAATGTTGTTCATATAGTGCGCGCCCGCACAGAGCGCGACTCAACGAAGGCCGACAGCAGCAACATGCCTTTTGCCTCATACTGGTATGAGGAATCTGGCGGCGAAGACTTCCTTCAGGTCGGCGGTTTTCTCGAAATGCCGTTCTTTTTCACCACATGGGAAGAAGCGCGGGGCGTGTATGGCACTGGTCCCGGTGACGAAGCCCTGGCCGACCAGCGCGGCATTGAAGGCTGGGAAGCCCGTAAGGCCGTAGGTGTAGAAAAGATGATTGACCCGCCCATGCTCTGCCCCGGCACACTCAAGCAGCATGTGGACAGAAAGCCCGGTGGCGTCACTCCCGCAGCTATGGGCGCTGGCAGAACAGACGGTTGGCGGCCGCTGTATGAAGTCAATTTTGCCCCGGCCATCGCAGCCGTGCAGGAAGAAATAAACCAGATGGCCATACGCCTTGACGACATCATGAAGGCGAACATATTCGCCAACATGAGCCTTGAGACACGGCCCGCAGGCATGACCATGACCGAATACATGGACCGCCGCCGTCGCGCTGCCGAACTCATGGGTCCCACAGTATCGGCTTATGAGCCGCGTGTCCTGACCCCGGTCATCGAGCGAGTATATGGCATGGCCGACCGCTGGGGGCTGCTGCCGTTTCCACCCGAGGGGCTGTCACAGTGGGCATCGTTACAGGTGTCATACATGTCGCCCATGGCGCAGATGCTGGAGCAGTCCGGCGCTGTGGCCATCCAGAGCCTTCTTGAATTGTTGCTGCCCATCATCAATGCAGACCCCGGAATTGTGGACAAGCTCGACACTGACCAGATCGTGGACGAACTGGCCCAGCGCCTTGGCGTTCCCGCGTCCATCATACGCAGCGACGAGGTTGTGGCAGCCATCCGCCAGCAACGGGCAGAAGCCCAGGCGGCACAGCAACAGCAGGAACAGATGGCCCTGGCCGCGCAACTGGCGGCTCAACTCGGCAACATGCGCACACAGGGAACAGTGGCCGGTGAAATTCTGGATGTTGATTCCGTCCGCAAGGAGCAAGCGTAATGAATCATTTGCTATCTTTTGCTAAAGGTTCTCAAGAATTTTTGAAGTACGGGCAGGAAGCCTTTCAAAAGCAGAGGCCGAAGCATGATCAGGCCCGCCGCGATCTGCACGACACCCTTTCCCGTGAATGTGGCATTCGCGTGTTTGATCGCCTGCTCCGCGACCTTGGCGCAGGCGGCCTCATGACCACCGAAGACGATATGCGTATGCGCAACATTGCCGAGCAGTTGTTGCAGCAGGCCGCACAGGCCCATCCCGAAGCTGCCGCCAGGATCATATGCGGCCTGTACGGCATCGGCTCCGGTGTAGCCACCCTTCCCCCTACAAACACAAATCCCCAGGAGGATGAAAATGAATGACATTGCTACCCCCGGCAACCCGGCCCCCGAAACCACACCGCCCGCGTCCGACCCTGCTTCGCAGAATGCGACGTCCGCACCTGCCGCGCCCCCGGCTGCACAGCCTGACGGCAATCCCGCACAGCCAGGCAATGCGGATGCTCCTGCTGCCGATTGGCGCGCAACCCTGCCCGAATCCTGGCGCGACATGCTCACGGACGCCGCGGACGAAGAAGCCGCCCGCAAGATTCTGGAACGCGGGTTGAACTACAACCCGGCTGCCTCTCCGGATGATGTGGCGCTCACCTATCCTGACGGCATTCAGGTTGATGAAGCCGTGAGCGGTGACTTTAAAAAATTCTGCGTTGACAAGGGCATCACTCCCGCTCAGGCCCAGGCGCTGCTTGACTGGCAGATCGGGGCCAGCAAGCAGATTGCCGACACCGTTATCGCTAACGGTCAAAGAGAACTGCGCGAAAAGTGGGGCCACAACTACGACGCCAACACTGCCCAGGCCCTCAAGGCTGTGGTGGCTCTGGACAAACGCATGGAAGGTCGCCTGGCCGAAACCCTGGCCTTCACCAACATGAACAATAACCCGGTTCTGGTGGAAGCGTTCCACCACATCGGCCAGCTTATTTCCGAAGATCAGCTTTCCGCCGGTCAGGCCGCAGCCGCGCCCGACAAGGCCGAAGCTCCCGAAGAAACCTATAAAGGCATGTTCAAGTAAGGAGTACCGCCATGCCCATGCAGACCCTCAAGGAAATCGCCGCCGACAAGGCGAAAAAACGCCCGGAAATGGTGGACTACCTCACCGAGGAAGCCCCCATTCTGGACAGCCTTAAATGGATTGGGGCCACACATGGCCTCTGGAACGTGGAAGAAGTGCTTTCCGGTATCAAGGGGGCCAGCTTTGTTGACCTGGGCGCCCCCCTGCCCAGTGTGGACGCCAAGACTGACCTCAAGCAGACCTATGTGTCCGTCATGGGTGGCGAAATGGAAGTATCTGTTGACAAGGCCGCACAATTCGGCGGGCCGGATAAATACTTCTCCCGTCGTGAAAATGCCATCCTCAAACAGGCCGGCATGGATACCGAGGTAGCCATTTTTGAAAAATTCTGGCGCAAGGCTGCCCTGCAAAACGAGTTGATCACCAAGGGAGAGGCTACCGCAAAGTGCTACACCATCATGGTGGTGCGCTTTGACCAGGAAATCAACGTGGGCATTTACGATCCCAACGGTTTCAACCAGGGGCGCCTGCTGGAAGTGTCGCCCATAAACGGCGGTGACAAATATCATTTGCGCAGCCAGTCCGGTGTTCTGGGTTATGGCGTGGAATATCGCGGGCGCTTCGGCTGGCAGCTACTGGCCCCCAAAAAGGCCGTACATGCCATTGTCAACGTCAATGGCGACAACCTGCCCACCCTGGCCATGCTTGAAGATGCCATTGCCGAGGTGCGCGGAACGGCCAGTAATACCTTCATTTTCGGTCACCACAAGATCCTCACCAAAACCATGAGCGCCATCAAAAAGGACTACCTGCAACTTTCCAACGGCGACAAGTCTCTTTCCACGGCCATTGGTGACCTCAACGGTATCAAGCTCGTGGGTTCCTACAACATGGCCGACGGCACAGAAGCCAAGGTCTAGCCCCGCGCGTATCGGGCATATCACAGGATACAGCCATGACTTTTGAATTCGGCAAAGAAAACCGCTGGCATGATCAGTATTTCGGCACGGACCTCGCCGTTACCACCGACGGCGCTGACACTGATGCCCTGGCCGTTGGTCAGCACCTTGGCGCGCTGGCCATCACCGTTTGCGCCAATGGCGCTGTGGACGCCACCAGCCTTGAATTGACCTTCAAGGAAAGTGACACCGAGAACGGCACGTTTGAAGCCCCGGCTGCTGCTCTCAAACTCACCATTGCCGGTACGTTTGCTGACGGCCAGACCATCGGCAAGATGCTGCTGCCCGACTGCAAATCCTTTGTAAAGGCCAATCTCAAGGGCACCGCCACCGGCAAGGTGGACGTGTTTCTTTCCTACATAGCCCGCTAGCTCACGCTGGCGCGTACGGGGGTGCGGCTGCCTTATGCCGCACCCCCGCAAGAGGTAGCCATGATAAGCGATACCACAACCAGCATCCGGTATGTCGTGACTGATGGAGTGTTGAGCTACGGCATTCCGTTTCGCATCTATGCCCCCGCAGACGTGGCCGTATTCTGGTCTGTTGACGCCCGCGCCGACACAGAACTTACCCTTGGCACACATTATACTGTCACCATCCTGACCGAAGGCGGCATGGTCAACCTGCTGCCCGGCGTTGTGCCTGTGGGGGCCGTCCTGGCTGTGGTTTCAAACATCCCCGCCACACAGGAAGCAGATTTTTCCAGTACCAGCACCGTCAACACCGCAGCTCTCGAAACACAGCTTGACCGCCAGGTTCAGATGATTCAGCAGCTTGAGGACCAGGTGTCCCGCGCCGTAGTTTTGCCCGCCACCAGTGCCGAAACCCCGCAGGATGTGGTGCGGGCTGTTTACGCCGCGCGGGATGACGCACAAACAGCGAACAGCGAAGCCCAGGCTGCTATGAACACCGCTGCGAACAGCGCCGCCGCTGCCGCAGAAAACGCTGCCCGTGCCTTCAGTCAGGCCGACCGCGCCAAAACAGAAGCCGACCGGGC